GTCATGATCGCGTTGACATCGTTATCTGCAGTACCCGGACGCAATTCAGTCTTGAGAAGACGGATCGCAACTGGTTCTAACTGCGGAGGAACAATCAACTTACGGCCACGAGCGAAGACCTTCAAGTTAGCCTGATCGCGGAAGTTCGTGCGGATCGCAATCATTGCGTTCAACAAGGTGGCTTCGTTGAGGTCAACTTGGGTCGTTGGCGTGTTGGCTACCGTGTTGCCGTCGATCGGATGCGAAGTGGAGCAAAGTGCAACACCGTCACCGCCAACTGCAGCATTATAGGTCTGTGCCGTGTTCAGGATGTTTGCGCCATAGATTTCCTTGGTCTGCTGGAAAGATTCAATCAGGCCGAGGTTTGAAGGCGTAAACTGGGTCTTGTAGAGGTTGTCGTCGATAGCTTTACGGGTGATTGCGTAGCCGAGTGCAATTTCCGTATGCTCTTGGTTAAACACAAAACGTTCACCAGCACCCGAATCGAATGCAGTCTGACCACCTTCGGTCTTTAACTGGGCCAAACCGAGATAACGCATTTCAGCGGTACGTTCGAGGGCCATCTTTGATTCATGCTTCGTGAAAATCTTGTCGTACTGAGATGGGATCATCTCGTACTTGCCTTCTACGCCACGGAGACCGGGAAGGAGAAGGTCACGGATCTGTGAGAGATTAACAGCCATGGAAGTCTACTCCTTACGAGATACCAGTGACAGCAGAGTTCGAACGCCAGACTTCGTTATTGAAGCCAACGATCAAGTTGCAGTACTGAGTGGTTTGATCTCCACCGTTTCCGAGGGAAACAGCATAATCGACAACGATGAAGGGCGAGGTATTTGTGGTGGCCGTAGCGTTTACATAAGCCGTTGAACGGCCGCTAAGGTTGTTACCACCGTTGGCGTTACCAGACGTTGCACCCGTTGAAGAGTAAGCAAACGTGACAAGCTGACCTTGGATGCCAGAAGTCTGCGAGGTAGCCGTACCCGTTACAGGGAAGCCAGCGCCCGAAGTCTGAACAACAAAACGTGCGTTAGGATCGTCAATGACATATGCCTCAACGTCGCCCGTTGCACCCGAACCCGGCCAATAGTTTGACCAAACAACGCGGTTAAGCGATGTGGAGAGATAACGGCAACCAACGAAGATACCAGCAAGCTGAACCGAACCACCTGCAGTTGCCTGCGTGATGTAGCCGTTAGCGGTTGAGGTTACAGGCTGTACTGGGTCACCAGTGAAAATGGCGGTTGTATTACCAGCGGCAATACGACGAGCGGATTGTGCGAACGTTGGAGCGCCGCCTGCACCACCCTGATATTGTAAAAATCCGTAGGGCGCAAAAGTGTTCGCCATGACGGGTTCTCCTTTCAGAGAGTTCCAATCATCGCGCGCCGGGGCGATTTAGAAACAGGTTAAAGATCAACCCTTCCACGCCGGGGGAAGAGGAAACATATTATTACAGAAAAAAAACCAAAAGAAAAGGGGGCCGAAGCCCCCAAATCAATCTGGTATTGGCATAGGCTCATAACTGCTCTTAATCTTTGGAGCAATCTGAGCGTCTTCGCGGCTAATAAGACCGCCTTTACCCTTTGGATCTAACTGTCCTTGCTTGATTTGGACCTGTTGACGGGCATTGAGATAGTCGCGGTGTCTGCGCTCTTCGGTGATTTCCAAAGGACGTTCGCATAGAACCATGCCTTCGCGTTCGATAGACCCCACATAGCCCTTGGGCATCATTTCAGGGTGTCTAAATGATTCGACAGGTTCCCAACCACCAATAGTGATTCGGTTGTAGTGCGATGGGTCTTCCCATCCCATAACCGACTTCATTTTCCACTCATACGACCATCCATCTGGCGGGGTAGGGGTGGCAAATTTGTCTACGCCTTCGTCTAGATTGGCATTGTTATGCCCACGCAGTTCTGCCGCACGTCTTGCCGCCCGTTCACGGGGACTTTCTGATGCAACATCAGTACCTTCGCTTGTTTCTGGACGAGCCGTTGGCCGAATAGGGGGCCGTTCTTTTTTTTCTTCAGCGATATTTCTCATGGTTGTTCCTAACCTGCTATTTTACCTTCACGGAGAAGGGCTTGTTTTGATAATGCGTATTCACGATCGGTCATGCCAAGGTCTCGGGCGGTTTCCCGCTCAATTGCTGTAAGCCTGACAACATTGGAATTGGGGTTTGTGCTTCCAGAACTGCCAGAACGAGACACTGGGGCCGCTGGAGGTGCAGAACGCCGTTGAGTGGGGGCAGAAGCCTCGGACATGGCACTTGATTCCGGTTCACGTAAACGGGCTGGCTGTATATCCAACTTGCGTTCAACATATTGGAAGTATTCAGGCGTATCAGCTTTGATACCGCGGCGTACGGCCGAGTTATGGGCGTCAATCATGTCCGCTTTAAGCGTTTCATCCTTGGCATATTCAGGATGCGCCCTAATCCACTCCGCTGATTCGCGGGTTAATTGGGATGCAAACGCTTCTACAGGATCATTAGACGCATAGGCGGGTCGCACAGGCGTTTTTGCAGCTTGTTCTGCCTGCATTTTGCCTTTTACAAGGTCACGAAGGTCCAATTCTGCTTTTGTCATCGTTAATTGGATGTCGGCAGCGGCATCGTAGTCGCCAACAGACAAGGCATCACGAAGATTTTGCTTTAAAATGTCCGTATTGCGTTTAACGGTGTCAATTGCGTTTTCGTATAGTTTTAAATTGGTATCGTTGACATCGTTTTGAGCGGCCGCAAAGCGTTCCGTTGCCTCATTGGCACGGCGTTCAGCATTTTCTCGAGCCTTACGCTCTTCTTCAAGCCGTGCTTTGAGTTCATTAATGCCATCTTCAACGGTTAATTCTGCTTGAGGACCGCTAAATGGCTCTTTTTCTGGCTCTTTTACCTCTGCAACAATGATTTCGTCTTGTTTTGTCTCATTCTCAAGAGGTTCTAGATCCAGTTGGAGTTCTGGTTCATTATCGGTTGTCATGTTTATTCCTTACCAAACATAATCAGGCGACTGAATACGCGCCCGAATTGTGTAATCTTCTAAAATACGGCACGGAGCACCGTTTACTGCTAACGCCCAACCATCAGATGGACGAAAAACAACCCAATCGCCTTCTTTAATAGATACATCCTTAAACCATTCGCCCTTTTCATCTTTAAAAGCGATAGGACCAACCTTTAATACCAAGCCAACTTTGCCTTGATACTTGTCTTCATCAACGGTTTTATCAGTAAGAATGATGCCGGATTTGGTTTTGGTTGGACGGATATAGATACCAACAAGAATTTGGTTGTTAAAAAGTTGAAAGTCTTTGAGATCGCCAATGGCTTCTTTAATTTCAACGGACGGGTCTACTGTGTGTTCCATCTTCATAGGAGGCATTTATTTATTCCTTAACGCATTTTGCTTAAAATGTTGTTGGCTTCGTCCATAAATTCAAGGGCTAGGGCTAAACCCTGCACCATGCCAACCGCTTTTTTATACTCGTCGTATGAATTAGCAGAACCACCCGCAAGGTTGTCCCGTGCCGTTTGATAGGCTTCAGATATTAGTTTTTTCAGTTCTTTTTCAAACTGGTCTTTACTCGTTAACATTCCAGACCCCTCTGGTTAGTACCCCTCTTGAATGGCTGGACCGGACGCCAGAGGGGTTAAAAGCGCCCGGCCCTCCTCTCATCGGATGGGAGACACACCCGAGAAAAGTATTATTTGCGACCCCTTGTTGGTTTTAAACCGTAGGCGTCAATTTTTTCCAATCGAGCGTTGGCACCACCTGATCCTGTATCAATTGGATAGGCACGGCCACCTGTCTTGCGACCCATAGGCATACCTTGTGGAGGCATTGGCATACCTTGTGGCGTCATTGGAGGCATACCTTGTGGACCCATTGGAGGCTGACCGGCCTGTTGCGGGATACGAGGCGACACAGGAGCGTTAGGCATAGGAGCGCCACCCATCATACCCGTAGGCTGTTGACCCTTGCCGGATGCAATAATGATGTTGACGTTGGTTTTGCCTTTTCCAACCTTGCCACCTTTATTGTACATACCCGCAGGTTGATCCGCAGACCGCATTTGATTGTATAACCAGCTGCCAAAATCAGCGGCCTTCTTATCAAGAGCACCATAACCCGTAGGTTCTTGGGTCGGTGAATAATAATTGCCGGGATTTAACCGTGTGTTGATTGCGTTCGCATCCAATTCTGGATGTTGTGCCATTACACGGCGAGCCTGAGCCATACGAGCGGATTCAGAAGTATTCCAATTGCTGCTTGCAGAACTGGCTTGGTTAGGTGCCGCAGGAGCAGGTTGAGCCGCCAATTCACGTTGTTGCATGGGATCCATCATAGAAAGATTGGAAGGCCCAGCAGCCATTGGCGAAGGTTTAGGAGCGGCTCTACGATACGTTGTTGACGTGCTTGTATTAGGCGTTGCACCCATACGAACAGGGGCATTACCTTGTGCTTCATAGGCTTTTGCACGATCTTCTGGACGCATGGCCGCAATTTGATCAGGGTTTGCCTTATCAAGATTATGCCAACCGGAGAACAAATCATAATATGCGCCACTAAAGTCAGGAGTGGTTGAACCGCCACCTTCTTTAGCCATACGGCCACCCGGCACTACGCCCGGAACTTTTTGCTTGGAATTGCCATTGAACACACCACCGCCGGAATATTTGCCCATGCGGCCACCGCTGCACATTTTGCATGAGCAATCCTTGTGATGCATAGCCTTGCCGCCAGACGCTTTAAACGCCTTTTCTTTCAATAGCTTATGCATCAACTTCTTGTCTTGGGCTTCGTCTGAGTGTTTGGCTTTGCCGCCCTTGGCGTGGTGCAACCAATCAACCTTGTGGCCATCGGTTTTACCACCCTTTTTATAACCCGCTTGTTGATTAGCAACATCAAGGGCTTGACGAGCGCCAGCAGCATTGAAGTTAGCATTGGTAACATCACGCTGGTCCGAACCAAAAAACGGGATAAATTGTTTAAGGCGGGTATTGGCTGCTATATCTTCCATTTCGGAAGCATTTTGACGTGCTGCTCCAACGCGTTGGGCTTCTGTATTTCCTCCACGAGCAGGTACATTTGGATATGGCTTTTGAACTGATTTAGGATTTGTGCCAGCCCAATTTTGTAAACGGTCAACAATGTCACCGTCCGCATGATGCTCGCGATGGACCTTGCCACCTTTCTTCATCATGCCTGCGGCCTTGCCCATCATTTGGTTCTGTTGACCCACTGGGTTCATGCCAATAGGACCACCGCCTAGTTTTTTAGCGCGACCGCCATCTTTGCGTGTTGGACCTAAACGCCTACTAGCATCCATAAGATCGGATTCCAACCGAGAACGCTCTTGATGCCAATCGCCCCATTGATTTTTATCTGTGGTTTTTGGGTTTGATTGCAATTGCAATTTTTTAATTTCTGCAAGCCGTTTTACTTTTTCACCATGAGGGGACAACATAGAACCGCCATCCGCTTTATGCGCCTTGCCACCCTTCTTGAACGCACCATCGTGTTTTACGCCTTCGCGCTTATCATTAGCCATCCGCACGTCACGGTTAATCAAATCGTCAACCCATGGTGCCTTGTGTTCTGCCTTGCCACCGCTCTTACGAGGTTTACGATCGGCACGGAACTCTGCCTTTTTGCCTTCTGCTTTCCCAACGACCTTGCCGCCCTTCTTATAAAGCCGCTTTACAAGGGGACGAGCGCCCGTTTTCTTGTCAGCTTCCAACAGGGGAGCAGGTGACCATGAAGACGAATCAACCTTTTCGTTAGGATCTGCGGATGTGAGGCGCTTGGCTTTAGCCCTCATTGCATTCCGCGCAGTTTTGGCGGCTTCAGACATATGATTCTCCAAGGAGTTAGTAGCGGCGTCCCGCTTTTGCTGCCATGAGGGGTAAGTCTAATGCTGGCAACGGAGCACTGACCTTACTGAGCGCCTGCTCAATAATTGGCGAATTATGAACGGTATAGGTCGTTTTTGCAATAGGGCCACCCGTAGAACGGGTTTTACGCTCCTCCACGGCAAAATCATCCAATCTGTGGCGTATTGTCCGTTGTACCAAGTCGTCCTGCTCGGATACAGGCTTATGCCAGTGGATTATTCCCGTTTTGGGAAGTTCTTTTGCCTCTTCCGATACCTTTGGCGGTATAACGCCTACTTTGCCGGGGTCTTTTTCAGGGTGCAGTAGGGCGTGTGGCTGTACGGGTTCATCGCCCATGCCAATATCGTCCTCGTGCCAGATAGACCCTTCTACCTTGCCGCCCTTTTTATACGCTACACGACCACCTTTTTGAAATCCGTATTTGGATTGGTTTTCCAATCCTTTATAAACACTTTCAAGCCATGGCTCATCAATGTTTTGCAGCAATTTCTGCTCTTCTGTCATTTTCTTAAACCCAGAACGAGCGTTAGGATTTTCAGAATATGGATGCAAAATGCCCGGTTTATGCGGTTCTTCGGCAAATTGTTTTACTGCTTCCGGTAAAGCATAGTGGCGTTGAACCAATGGTATGTCTGCCACATAACGTCCGCTTGTTATTTCTGGATATGTATTGTGTTCAAACGCGGATGCCTCAATGCTTTGTGGCGTAAGTTCAACCACTCGATGACCAATCATATTGCCGCCAGTTTTAAGCAGTTCTGAATCCGTCAATGCTACTCTGGTCATACCAACATGAGGAAATCCTGCCTTGTGATACCCCGACTTATCCATATGCTTAACAATGAGACTGCGTGTAGTACCCGGTAATGTCTTTAAAAAGTTTCGTGCAGCCCATGGGTCATCAAGACCGGGCCACTCTTTCATTTTTTCAATAGCTTTATCGCGTTTAGCAGGTTCTTCAAACAAACCAGCACGAAGTTCTTTATCAAACTTTTTAACCATTTCTGGTTCTGGTTTTTGTTTGGCCAATTGCGACATAAGCGCGTCTGACATTTGGAACGATGAATCAACCGACTTTGGACCCATGGGAGAATACACTCCGTATACTGGTCCTTTTCTTTGCAAATCTTCAATTAATCTTTTGTTTCTCGTTGTCTGTCCCGCAGCATTAGCCCATACCGCACCCTTATTGGGTTCAAGCATGTATTGCGGACCCGCATGGAGATCGACAGGCCAAGCCAATTCTTGCCCATGGATATGAGTAAGCCGCCCCAACCTAGAACGGTCACCACCCAGATTAACCAATGTTCCGCCTTTAGCGGTTTTGTAAAACTGTTTGTATGTTTGCTTTTGCGGGTTAAGCGGATTAACGCCGGGTATTGGATTTACTGTAGCTTGAACATTTTCAGGGCTAATAGGTGTTTTAAATCCATAAAAAGATTGGCCAAGGTTTGGTTCATAGTCAGATGTTATTGCATGGGTCTTTTGTGCAATACCAAGTGCTTTTTCCCGCATGGCGGGGTCTTCATGTTCAATTGATGGAATGGCCGCTAACCGTTGACGGATAATATCATCTTCGGGTGATCCACCACGGCCGTATCCTTCAACGTTTCCGCCCTGCTCATATTTCCGTTTAACTTTTACGCGATTGTGGTCGAAAACAACGTAGTTGTGGGTGGGTTTGTCCGATGCGATACGGCTGTTTGCGTCAAGGTATTTTATGCCTTGAATACCTTCATTGTGAAACATTTTTGATATTTCATGCGATTCCATATCATCAAAATTATCAAGAATATCTTTGAAGTCGGCATCAGAGTTCATTGTCTCATCGGCAATTTGTTTGCTATTGTACCTTTTTATAAGGGCATTATGTATGCGTTCTTTTACAAACGGATGTTGATCGCCAAGTGCTTTATTGTAGTTAATGAAATGATCAGGATGCGCGTTGATGGCGACCTCGTACATGTGGCCTTTTTTGGGAAGATCATTGTTGGTATGAGATAATTGATCCCTATACCATTTTGCCACAGGCTCATGCTCGGCAAAATACAGACCATGGCCATATAATTGTGTGCCTTCACCCGTGCCAATTTTGGATGTGTCAAACTGTTCAAAGTCATGTGGAGTGCCGTGGTAGGCGGTTATGGGCGTATCATCAACCATGGCGTGACCCCGTAAATACTGGATGTCCGTAATCTTCTTCCCGTATATGAACGCCGGATAGTAAACGTGCTGGGTGTATAGCGGGTTCTACAGAACCACCGTCTGCCTTGGTGATATCTGAGTTTGTTGGATCAAAATGACCATTATTGCCCGTAGCAGATTTTATTTGCTTTGGGTTATAAACACCTAAAAATTTTACGCCATTTCCTTTTGCAAAAAATCCATCATGGCGTTTTTTAATTTGCGTTTGAACCCAAGGGTCTTCAATTGTTGACCAATCTCCTTCAGAAATTTGTTTTTTATAGTTATCAATTACATGCGGCCCTTCCATGTCTAACAAATCTTTATCCCTTGAAAGATCATATATGACACGGGCAACATGATGAGGATTTTCATAATCAAAAGGGTTTTTGGCAGAGACATGGACAGGCATGATGTTTGGCACATCACCTTCCTCTTCAAATTGAGGCATGGCAAATTTATTTGCTAATTCAGGATCAGGAGAAACAAATATAGCTTTTGCCTGACGTTTTAATTGAGCATTTGATTTTAATGGATTAAATTTAGAAAAATCATTTGTAGTTCCATGATAAGCCACATGCGGCACGTCAGGGTGGTTGCCCTTTTGGAACGCCGTTAAATTTGCATCACGCTGTGGATGGCCGTGGGGTATTACATCCTGCTCATGCCAGATTGACCCCTCAACCTTACCACCTTTTTGATATGCGCGGCGCATCACTTAACACTCGTAATAGCAGGGATCACATTACCCAGAAGGTTACGCACGACCGTTTCGCTCTCAGGATGCACGGCTATGTTCTGCGCTAGGTCAACCATTTGGATACGCTCCTTGGCAAGCATGTCTTCCCGTTTTAGTTGATTATCAAACGCATCACGTTTCATATCAGCCGCCAACCCCGCAGCCTTTAACTTGACATCCATCATCTTGGCGTCTGCCAGTTTTTCTTTCAGGATCAACTCAATCCCATCAACCTGCTTTTCATGGTCGGTTTTTTCTTGCGGACCCGCTAGTCCACCCTGTGCCTCATGTTGAGCCTTAGCCAAATCCAACTGCACTTTAGCCTGATCCAACGCAATCTTGCCCTGTACGGCTTGCGCCTTCGTGTCCGCTTCCTGTTTTTGAATTTGCAGTTTTGCCATTTCTTGCATCATTTGTGGAGGCGGTGCGCCACGGGCAGAGGCAGGTATCATGAACTGTTCAGGGTTGGACCATCCCACTGCCTGCAATGCGGCCGTATCAATTGCGATTGGATCATACAAGGATGGGTTCTGCGCCTGTATCTGTTTTAACGCCATAACCTTCATGAGACGCTGGGTCTGCGATGCCGTGTTAGGGTCTGCCTGTGGAACCAGATCAACCTGATCCAATGCACGGAAGAACGTTTGCTCATCCCACTTACGCGCAGGCTTGCGGTTCTTCTGCCAGAATGAATCTGGGTTTTCACGGAAGCATTGTACCAACAACTCAAACTCTTCTGCTTGCGATGCATGCATACGCTTGTGTACCGAGTTCAACACCTTGGTGGCTTGGTCAATGAGCGCAATCGTGGTTCCCACAGGGGCGTCTTGCTTGCCTTCGCCTACGGCCTGTTCCGC